TTGATAGCCAATATGCTATAGGCGATGACATTACGCAGACGCTAACATCAGGCGTCAAAATAAAAGGTGAGGTGCAAAAGTATCAGCTAGATTCAGATAGTGATGGTAGTCGTTATGTATTTTTAGCACATGTAGGTGCTGACGACGGTGAATTTAGAACATTTGTAAATGGTATTACTCTAAATAAAACTTCTCCTGCAGGATCTGTAGGACTACAAGTAACAGGTGTAGAAGAAATAAATAATATAAGTGAGACAGAACAGAATGAAATATTTACATTACCGGCTGTAGACGACTTCCTAGACTTTAGTGAAGACAATCCATTTGGTGATCCGGAGAATCAATAATGCCACATAAAATTTCTTGGACTAGAACTTTACCTGAAGGTGTAACAAGTGGCCTGTCTGATGAAGGCAAAGCTATTTTTCATAAATATTGTAATGAAATGAAAATTATAGATGTTGATATAGTAGATAATGGTTTATGTAGTTTAGTATTTGCTAGCAAACAAGTTGCAGATGAATATTTATTAGAAATGTCTGAAATAGATGAAGCAAGTAAAACTGGCAGTTATAGGTCTGAACTAACAAGAGAAGACATTTAATGTTTGGAACATATTTTTATCACGAAAGAATTAGAAAGTCCGTTTCAATATTCGGTCGGCTTTTTAATAACCTATATGTGATACGTAAGAATGCAAGTGGTGGTGTATTGAACCAATTAAAGGTACCGCTTTCTTATGCACCAAAACAGAAGTACTTAGAAAGAATAAGAGAGAATCCGAGTCTCGAGAATGATACGAGAGTTGCTATTAAGTTACCTCGTATGTCATTTGAGATTACAGATATATCATATGATCTTACAAGACAGTTAACAAAGGTAAGTAACTTTAATACTCAAGGTACTGCAGTTTCAAAAAGACAGAAGTTTTATTCACCAGTACCGTATAATATCGGTTTCTCTTTAAGCATATATGCAAAGAATCAAGATGATGCATTACAACTTGTAGAACAAATTTTACCTACATTTAATCCACAGTATACATTATCAATATATCCTTTTAGAGATATATACCCAGATTTTGTAGAAGATGTGCCGATCGCAATTACAAGTGTAACATTTGAAGATGATTATCAAAGCACATTAGAACAGCGTAGAACGATTATATACAATCTTACCTTTGAAATGAAAGTACAATTTTATGGTGATATCGAAAATAAAGATATTATTCGTCTTTCGAATGCAAAATTATTTAATATGAATGCTGGGTTAAATGATTCAGATATATATTTAGAAAGAGTTACTGTAACACCAAATCCTACAACTGTATTCGGCATGCCTGATAGTGATTTCGGATTTACCACAGAAATAGTTTCAGCAGGAGATAGTTTATAATGCCAATAGTACTAAGATTAACAAAAGGTTCAGAACTTACCTTTGCAGAACTCGATGGCAATTTTACTGATCTAGACAACCGTGTAGATACTATTGAAGCTCATGACCTTGATGCTCGTGTAACAAAGCTAGAAGCTGCAGGTACACCAATTTATTTCGACTCTGATGACGTCATGGTCATGCTTGACTCTATATGGTCTGGTATCGGCGATTCAGGCAATTTTCTTGCAACCAATGACTCTATTGGATTAGCATCATTTGAGGTTGATCACTTTATTGTTGATAGTAATGCACATGTTAGTATTAGATTAGCCGGTAATATAAGGACTGATTCTGCAGGTATTGCATCATTTGATTCATCAGACTTTCTTGTAGATTCATTCGGTCACGTTAATATTAATCCTCTATCTGCTGCCGGTAGAGTTGCCGGCATTACTCCAATCGATTCAACAGGAGTGGCATCATTTGATTCTAGCTCTTTTATTGTTGATTCACTAGGCCATGTTAATCTTAATCCGTTATCTGCAGCCGGCAGAGTTGCAGGTATTACACCAATTGACTCAACTGGCGTTGCGTCATTTGATTCTAGTACCTTTCTTGTTGATTCGGTAGGACACGTTAACATTACGCTTGCAGGTTTATCAAGGATAGATTCGACTGGTGTAGCATCGTTCGATTCTGCAGATTTTAATGTAGATTCACACGGACATGTTACACTTATAGGAGGAGGTGGCACACCGGTTGCGTTTGCTGGTGGCGGCAGTCTTATTATGCCATCAGACTTTACGGTAGGTATTGGATCAGGTAATGGATGGTCAACACAAACATATGATCCATGGCAATCATCTAGATTTCCATTTATAGCTGGTGCAAGATATATAGGTAATTTTAGATTTTATCATACCTGGTGGAACGGTGATCCAGGTGGTCCAAGTGGTGGTACGTCGACTGGATTTACCGGTGTTGCTTCAACAGGTGGTACAGGCACTCAGAATATTCACAATGATGCATATACAACTGTTACCATAGAAGATGCCACTGTGCATGCAGGAGGTGGTGATTACATTGAATTTACGGCAGGAACAAATTGTCGAATAAAAGTAGTGGCATATAATTACTGGGCATCATATCACAGGCTTGGTGTTCAAAATACCCAGGCAAATGCAAGAGATAATAATCTATTTTGGTATATGAGGATAGGATAATGTCTAGACAAAAAGAATATCCGTTAGAACTTTTTAATAATAAAATATTACGGCAATATGTTTCCGATTTAAAAGATGATGCCGTATCAATGAATATGACATATCAGGAGTGGCTGGATCTAGAAGAGATAACGGATGAGCAGGTAAATGCCAGATTGGCCGAGGATTTTACTATAACAAAAACCTATGATGAGGTAACAGCAGTTGAACCTGAAATAAATAGGGTTGGTGATTATGCCATGTTTAGATGGGATGGTGCAGATGATATTAACAACGGTGATAAAGTTGAAGGTCAATACCTGAAATTTGCGTCTTCATCTGGTCATGGAGATGCAACTGGAGAAAATGGTTCTGTTTGGAAATGTGTAGGATTTTCACAAGGTACTTCAAAAGCGCCTGGTGCTGATGAAAATAGAAATAGAACAACGATGTACGTTAGGATAAAATAATGCCAATAGTACTCAGACTTACAAAAGGTAGTGAATTAACGTTTGCTGAACTAGATGGTAACTTTACTGATCTAGATGGTAGACTCGATACTATTGAAGCTCATGACCTTGATCGTCGCGTAACAAAATTAGAAGCAGCTGGTACGCCTATCTATTTTGACTCTGACGATGTTATGGTTATGTTAGATTCCATATGGTCCGGTATCGGCGATTCAGGTAATTTTCTTGCATCAACAGATTCTATTGGACTGGCAAAGTTTGATGCAGATTATTTTTCTGTTAACGACAGCGGACTTGTAACGCTTTCAGGCGGTTTTAATGATCCTATTAATCTAGCAGTTACTGTAGCAAATCCAGGAGCAGGTAATCGTTATTATATTGATGGCGTGTTAACTCCTTCACTTACTCTTTATGAAGGTAACACATATCGTTTTAATCAATTTGATACAACAAATAGCGGTCATCCTCTACGTATTAGTGCAACAAGCAATGGAATACACGCAGCAGGTGGAGTTGAATACACTACAGGTGTAATTGTCAAAGGTACTCCTGGAGATAGCGGTGCATACACACAACTTACAATTAGTGGTGGTGCACCAAAATTACATTATTATTGCAACGTTCATTCTGGCATGGGCGGTGTTATTAATACTCATTCAGGTCAACTTGCCGGTACCACAACAACTGATTCAGCCGGTATTGCTTCATTTACTAGTGCAGATTTTAGTGTAACCAGCCTTGGACGTGTAAGTCTTACTGATTCCGCAGTACATACTAGAATCAGTGCTGTTGATGCAGGTGGAGATGGATCATTTGTATATGATCAAACTACTGGTGCATTTACATACACTGGTCCATCACCTGATAGTGTCAGATCACATTTCTCTGCTGGCGAAGGAATTGATATTAGTGCTACTGGTGAAATATCAGGTGAAGACGCATCAACATCAAATAAAGGTATTGCGTCATTCAATTCATCAGATTTTAGTGTAAGTTCTGGTGTTGTATCTCTTGCTGGTGGTAGCGGTATACCAGTAAGCAGTGGTGTTAATGTTGTAGGTTCCATAATGTTTTTACAAACAACTGGTATGTCAAATGGTCAGGTATATGCACCAGGCTCTAGCGTACCAGGAAATAAATTAGGATATGGAACAAATACTGGTAGTCCAGTCGGTTTTTCATTTAGAAAGTTATTCAACTCAGGTAACACCAGTTTAGATGGAACTGTAGCAATTGGAGCAATAAATCAAGGACCTTATACTGGAAATTTTTTCCAAGGTGTGTCAGGAACATGGAGAAATTTAGGGCCTGGTATAGTAGGTTATAAAAGCGGTTGGCATACTACATCTGGTTTAACTGGCAGTTCTGGGTATGCATTATTTCAAAGGATAGCGTAATGATTATTAATATATTAGGAGCTAGAAATCCTGTCTGGGCAGATTCAGATCATACTAGCATAGAATTGGAAGTAAATTTTGAACATCTGAGTGATGAGTGGGTACCATTTCATGCGACAGAAGATGATACTGAAGAACATGGTAGATTGATACATGCGCACGCAAAAATGGGAGCTTATGGACCAATCGGTCCTTATGTAAATAATGGCTGATGATAACAAAAATATTCAATCAGACTATGACTACTCACGACAAACATATTACGAACTAATAGAAAAAGGTCGCGAGTCACTAGAAGATATGATTGAAGTTGCTCGTGCTTCTGAGCATCCGCGAGCATATGAAGTTTTATCCGGTATGATTAAGAATATATCAGACGTGAATGATAAGTTAATGGATCTCAACAAGAAACAAAAAGACATTAATAAACAAGAAGAGCCGAAACAAATAGGTAATACGACAAATAATGTTTTTCTTGGATCTACTTCAGATCTACAAAAGCTTTTACAACAGGATGAAAATATAATTGATGTTACACCAGACAGAGAGTTATCTCGGAAATCCTAATGTTAAACGCGATGGCGTTATACAGGCATGGGACGAGAAACTTGTTAGGGAATATGCATTATGTATGAAAGATCCTGCATATTTCGCTTCGAACTATTGTAAGATTATTTCTATGGATCAAGGCTTAGTGCCTTTTGAGTTGTATCCTTATCAAGAAAAAATGTTTGAGGCATTTAATGAACATCGGTTTAATATTGTCTTGGCTTGTCGACAATCGGGGAAATCGGTCTCTGCCTGTGCGTACCTCCTCTGGTTTGCACTCTTTCATTCGGAAAAAACAGTTGCGATTCTTGCGAATAAAGGGGCAACTGCTCGGGAAATGTTATCTCGTGTTACGCTTATGTTGGAGAACATTCCGTTCTTCTTACAACCGGGCACGAAAGCACTTAATAAAGGATCTTTGGAATTCTCTAACAATAGTCGCATCATCGCCGCGGCGACTTCTGGTAGCTCTATTCGCGGTTTATCTGTTAGCTTGCTTTACTTGGATGAGTTTGCATTCGTCGAAAGAGCTGCAGAGTTTTATACGTCAACATATCCGGTTATTTCGTCTGGAACAGGTACAAAAATCATAGTAACATCTACCGCTAATGGTATCGGTAATACATTTCATAAAATATGGGAAGGTGCTGTACAAGGCATCAATGAATTTAATTCATTTCGAGTTGACTGGTGGGATGTACCGGGTAGAGATGAAGATTGGAAAAAGCAGACAATATCAAATACAAGTCAACTACAGTTTGACCAGGAATTTGGTAACACATTCTTTGGAACAGGTGACACGCTAGTAAATGCCGATACTTTATTAAGTCTCAGAGCATTACCGTATATTGAAACGCTTGAGAATGGTGATCTCAAGGTTTATAATAAGCCTGTCAAAAATCACGAATATATCATGACTGTTGACGTTAGTAAAGGAAGAGGGCAGGACTATTCTACTTTTACTTTAATCGATATTAGCGATCGCCCGTTTACACAGGTAGCTGTATATCGGAATAATACTATCTCTCCAATACTCTTCCCTAATATTATATATAAGTACGCAAAGTCCTACAACAACGCTTATGTAGTAATAGAATCAAATGATCAAGGTTCTGTAGTATGTAATGGTTTATACCATGATCTCGAATATGAGAATGTGCATGTTGAATCTGCAGTCAAAGCAAATGCTATCGGTATTGAGATAACAAGAAAGACGAAGAGACTTGGTTGTTCTGCAATTAAAGACATTTTAGAAAATAATAAACTTAAAATTGTAGATGAAGATACTATATTAGAAATTTCTACATTTGAAGCAAGAGGTCAGTCATACGAGGCGTCAGATGGAAATCATGACGATCTTATGATGAATCTTGTTATGTTTGGTTATTTTGTTTCTACTCAATATTTCTCAGACATGACAGACATTAATTTAAAAGAAATGTTATTTAAGAACAAAATGAAACAAATTGAAGATGATATGGTACCATTTGGATTTATCGACGATGGTCAAGCACATATGGAAGTACTTGAAGGTAGAGAAGGTGATACGTGGCAAATTAAAGACTTTAATCCCGATTTGGCAGGTCATGATGGTATATTTGACAGAGATTAACAATATTATAAATAATAGCAAATATTGAAAACAACCGTATTATGATCACATATCATTAAAAAGAAGGAAGAACCAAAATGGCATTAGGTACACCGTCAGCAAGTCCTGCGGTTGTTGTCAAAGAAATAGACCTGACGGGTGGCGTTCCAAACGTCCAGTCTACTACTGGCGCAATTGTAGGTAACTTCCGCTGGGGACCTGTTGCAAAAAGAGTATTGGTAGACAATGAGGCAACTCTTGTCGATACCTTTGCAACACCTGACTCAGCATCAACTGTTGACTTCCATTCAGCTCAATACTTTCTACGTTACTCAAGTAGCCTACAAGTAGTGAGGGAAGCAACAAGTGCGGCCAAAAATGCTCGTTCACCAATCGGACAACTCAATACAGATAGTGATGGTTCACTACCAACAGAGTTTGTCAAGAACGAAGATGATTTTGACGCACAAAGATCCGCACTGGACTCAGATTCTCATACAATCATAGGAAGATATCCAGGCGAATTAGGAAACTCACTTCAAGTTCAAATTTGTCCATCAAATGACTCACAGTTTAATGGCTGGGCATATAAAGATGAATTTGATAAAGCACCATCAACATCTGATTATGCATCAAACCGTAACGCACTAGATGACGAAATTCACATAGTAGTCGTTGACGCCGGAGGTAAGTTTACTGGAACTAAAGGTACAGTTCTAGAAACATATCCTTTCGTATCAATTGCAGCAGATGCAAAAAATACGGATGGAACTACTAACTATGCGCTGGATGTTGTTAATGAACGTTCAGAGTATATTTTTATGGTTGGTTGGGATGCAGCATACCAAACAGCAGGAGCATCAACACTAGTAGATAGTGGCGATGATTTCTCATTGGCTGCTCCAGCAATCATTAATCATAGCTTAAAGAAAGGTGCTAACTCTGCAGCTTTAGGTACTTCAGAAGTACTAAGTGGCTATGATCTTTTTGAAGACGAAAATCAGGTTGAAGTTGACTTCTTGATTGCGCCGAGCATGACAACAACTACAGATCAAACAACAGTCGTTAATGATCTTGTTGCCACAGCTCAATCACTTCGTAAAGATTGTATCGTAAACGCTTCACCGGCAAGAGACGATGTAGTGAATTTAACAAGTGCAGCAGACATTACAACAAATGTTATAGCTACTGCGAATACTTTCACTAACTCATCTTATCTTGTTGCTGATAATAACTTCTTGAAAGTTTACGACAAGTATAACGATGGTTATATTCACATTCCGGCAGCATCATCAACTGCAGGTATTTGTGCATTCACTGACCTTAACAGAGCTCCATGGTTCTCACCAGCAGGCTCAAGACGTGGTCAGTATCTCGGAATTACTGGTTTGGCATACACACCAAACAAGTCACAAAGAGATCAACTGTACAAAGCTGATGTAAATCCAATCGCTAACATTCCTGGACAAGGTACACTTCTATACGGCGATAAGACAATGCTTGGACGTCCGTCTGCATTTGATCGAATCAATGTACGTCGCTTATTCCTTATCCTTGAAAGAGCAATTGGTAGAGCTGCTCAACAAGTATTATTCGAATTCAATGATGAGTTTACTCGTGCAGAATTCGTCAATATTGTAGAGCCTGTACTTCGTGAAGTACAAGGTAGACGTGGAATCACAGACTTTAGAGTAGTGTGTGATGAAACAAACAACACTCCTGCAATTGTAGATCGCAATGAATTCATCGCAAACATCTTCATCAAGCCAGCACGTTCAATTAACTTCGTCACACTGAATTTTGTGGCAGTTAGAACAGGTGTTGACTTCGAAGAAGTTGTAGGCACAGTGTAAGGAGGTAGGAAATGGCTGTTCTCGGAGTAGACGATTTTAAGTCAAAACTGAGAGGTGGCGGTGCACGTCCTAACCTCTTTAAGGTAACAATTAACTTTCCAGGATTTGCAAATGGTGATGCAGAACTCACATCTTTCTTATGTGAAGCTGCAGCATTACCTGGATCAACATTCGGTATTATTCCAGTCTTCTTCCGTGGAAGAATCTTAAAAATGGCTGGTGACCGTACGTTTGCTGAATGGACTACCACCATCATCAATGATACTGACTTTGCAGTCAGAGATCCAATTGAAAGATGGATGAATGGTATTAATGCACACTCAGCAAATACAGGTCTTACAACACCGATTGCTTACGAAGCAGATCTGAAAGTTGAACAACTTGACCGAAATGGTGACACATTGAAGACATACACCTTCCGTGGTGCATATCCTCAAGACCTTTCAGAAATTGCATTGTCATACGCAGACAATGATAATATTGAAAGATTCACCTGTACTTGGGCATACCAGTACTTCGAGTCAAATACCACAGACTAAATAAATAGTAAGGAGCCGGGTTCTCTCGGCTCCTATCTCTAGTTTAAGGAATTAATATGGCAGAATACGCAGGACAAGACGGCGTTAAATTATTTGGTTTTGAAATTAAACGCGCCAAGAAGAAGGAAGAAGAAAAAGCTCCTTCGATAGTTCCGCCGAGAGACGACGAAGGTGGTAGTTATGCGACTGCATCTGGTTCCCACTATGGTCAGTATCTCAATCTTGGTGATGATGACTCAAAAGATAACTATCAACTCATAATGAAATATCGCGGTAATGCGATGCATCCCGAAGTTGATATGGCTATCGAAGATATTGTAAACGAATCAATTACAGGATCTGAATTAGAGCAAACGCTTGACCTTAACATGGAAGATGTTGAAGCTCCAGATAGAATCAAAAAAGTAATTAAAGAAGAATTTGACGCTATATATGGTATGCTTAACTTTAAAGAGTTAGGTCACGATATTTTCAGACGTTGGTATATCGATGGTCGTATGTATCATCATCTTGTAATCAACGAGAAAAATCCGAAAGAAGGTATTGTTGAAGTACGACCTATTGATGCTGCTAAAATGCGCAAGGTCAAGAAAGTAAAGAAAAAGAAAGATCCTGTTACGGGCGCAGATATAATTGAAAAAACTGAAGAGTTCTTTATTTTCCAGGAAAAACCTGGTTCTTCAACAAACGGTGTAAAAATGACAACTGATTCTATCAGTTATGTCACATCTGGCTTGTTATCAGAAGATCGTAAAAAGATTATTTCATTCTTACATAAAGCATTGAAGCCAATCAATCAGCTTCGCATGATGGAAGACGCACTTGTTATCTATCGTTTGGCTCGTGCACCTGAACGTCGTATTTTCTATATTGATGTTGGTAACTTACCACGTGGTAAGTCAGAACAATATATGAAAGACATCATGGCAAAGTATCGTAACAAACTTGTATACGATGCAAAGACCGGTGAAATACGAGATGATCGTAAACATATGTCAATGCTTGAAGATTTTTGGTTACCGCGTCGTGAAGGCGGTAGAGGCACAGAAATCTCTACACTTCCAGGCGGTGAGAATCTCGGTCAAATAGAAGACATAATCTATTTTCAAAAGAAAGTATACAAGTCACTAAACGTCCCTATCAATAGATTAGAACAAGAATCACAGTTCTCTCTTGGTAGATCTACAGAAATAAACAGAGATGAGTTAAAGTTCCAGAAGTTCATCGACAGACTTCGTATGCGTTTTGCACATCTCTTCTATGGAATTCTTAAAAAGCAATTAATTCTTAAAGGAATTTGTACAGAAGAAGATTGGGAAAGCTGGAAGAATGATATTACGGTTGACTATGTAAAAGACACCCATTTTGCAGAACTTCGTGATGCAGAAATGCTTCGTGAAAGACTACAGTCTATGGATATGATACAGCAATACGTAGGCGAATATTTCTCAAAAGAAT